GAACTGGTCAGTAGCAACTAACTCTGCAAGAGAACTCTCTTTTTTCCAGAGTGCTTCTAGTGCATCGTCATCATCCAATAGTGGAGTTGTTGCAGTGAACTCAGAAGAATCATAGTTTCTGTAACCAGCAACGTTCTTAGCCTTCAACTTGAAGTTAGCACCTTGCCAGAAGTCAAACGGATCAATTGCTTCCTCATCCTCAAACTCAGGTTGCATTGCTGCAGTTAGTTTGTCAAAGATTTTCTTGCCATACTTGTACAAGAATACTTTACCTTCGTTCTCAGGATTTGCTGGATCCTTAACGACGTAGATGTTACTGATGTATGTGAGCTTACGCTTCTGCTTACGAGCAGTTTCTTTACCAGCATCTGTGCCGTTGTTCCAAAGAGTAGTATTAAACTCTGAAACAGGATCCTTCTGACCAAGAGTAGTCAGAGAATTCTCTATGTACCAACCACCAGGTCCTTGAAAGGCATGGGAGTACAGTTTTACGAATGGTAGATCCTCACCATCGGGAGCAGGAAGGAAACGTATTACGGCATATCCATTACCGCTTTTATCTACGTCTAGTTTCCAAAGGCGTTCATCGGAACCGCCATTTGTGTTTAGTTTCTCGACTTCCTTTACCAGTTTAGCAGTAAGAGAGCCCAGTTTTGATTGCTTTTTAAGATTAGCAAACGACATTTAAGTTACCTCGGATTAAGTTAGATTTGATTGGATGTTTATATTATAGCAATGAATTTAAAATTAGTCAACGTACTGTCTTAATTTTTCAATGGTCTGTTGCATTCCACTGAATAGCATACTGATGTCAGTACCCTCTGGGAAACCCATCAGGACTACTGACTGTTCCAACTGTGCCTTGAGTGCTTTCGCTTCAGAGTCATCTGATAAGGACAGTCTTGTATACATCACACGTTGTCTATCTAACAATTCAGTTAGTTTCAAAATATGTTCCTTCTTTTTTCCATCAGGAAGAGTTGGGAAATCTGCTAGGTCTCCGTAAATTTCTTGTTGTAAATCATTAATTTCAATTAACTCATCTTGTACAATTTCAGAATCAAAAAATTCACTCATTGACTAACTCCCTTAAGATTTTTTTATAGTGGAACACATTAATATTTAGGAAAGGATTATACTTTTTTAATTTCAGACTTACGGTTTCCCATACTGGATCCTTTAACTTCTTATCAAAGTTTTTTGCGAAAGAAAATATTTTTTCCAGTATGATAAGCGTTTCCAGCGAGATCTCTCCACCTAGATATCTTTTTAGTACTATTGGATGCTTGCTGTTGGAGCAGTCTAATACTTCGTTCAAGTTTTTGTTGGATAGTAATTCTCCTAACTGTTCTTTGAACAAGTACGTTAAACTCTGTTGTCGTCTCATCCACTCTGCGTAATTTCTTTCGCCAGAATTTATAATTTCTCCAATCCATAGGTTCTGTGGGTTGTCAGTGGTTACAAAATTAGATAAAAGAAAGTCTAGTATCTGTTGGTCAGAATACTTTCTAGATGTTTTCTCGAACCAATATTTGTCCTTCCTTTTATTAAAGGATGTCATAGTAGCACGAGACTTACCACCATATTTAAAAAAGTCATACTTACGATTAGTAAAATGACTTTTCATAGAGAGATAAGTTTGGTAGGTTTCAAACGGAGTCACCTTCATTAAATAGGAAGTTTCGCCCTCGAAGTTCGTTTCATATAGTTGAGACGGGTTGCATCCCACTTCAATCTTTCCTTCAGAGGTTTCGATATAAGTTTCGTTATTGATTCTACCTCAAGACTATTAGTTTCGCAATAGTGTAGGATGGCATCGATGTAATTAAGTTCATCGTTCGCAACAATCTTTTCAATCTCCATAGCAAATTTCTGTGGAGTTAAAAACTTACTCGCTATTGCTTGTTCTAATTCTTTAGTCGGTTCCATAAAGCTCCAATTTATCTCCAACAAATTTCCTAATGTATTCACCAAGGAGTTTGATGTACTTTGCTTTGTTGTTTTCTTCATAGACTACGCACTCTCCATTTTCACATGCCATTATAATGACTAATTTTTTTATTGAAATGTTATGCATTTCATATAGCATACAACCATATGCCATTGCTTGAACAAAGTAATGCTCAATCCAATCTCTTGGTTTGGGTTTCTTAGAAGTCTTAAAGTCAATTATTGCTAATTCACCATCGTATTCTGCAATACAATCGACTGTTCCCGCAACACCCAATTGCCTACTATATAGCGGTCCTTCCAGAGCGTATATATTATTTATCAGGTTGAGTTTAGGTTTAGCAATCTTGAATAGAAAATCAGAAATAGGTGGAACTTTAGGTAGTACCTCATCATTCTTTAAGTAATGTTCAGTAAGGGTATGCATATCAGTACCACGTCGGGTTGCTGCCTTCGTGATTTTATCTGCTGTCTCATTACCAACTCTCTTTCTCCAGTTGATAAAGATTTCCTTATTAAAATGACTCGTTACCGAAGTAATAGAGACCATCTTAACAAGTTCTTCTTCATCAGGAATTTTATAGTACCTGACTCCATCTATGTGCTCTCTTTCAAGAGGTTGTAGATCCAAGTCAACGTGACTAAAATTCATGCCAGACGGCTGCTCTCCTTTCATAATAATCTTGGTTTGGTTGTTCAATGTAATAATATAATGCTAGAGAATATCTTTCTATATCTGGTGGTGTCTGTAATGGAACAGGATGTCCATGAACAGACTGATCAGATAGAGTAAAGATAACTGCTCTGTTAAAGAGAGGAGCAATCTTATCAGTACAGACTCTATTTTCTTTATCCCAAAGTTCAAGATGTCCTTCCCATTCATCCTTCCATGTAGGATTAAGATAAAGTAAAAGGTTTAGAACTCTGAAGTAATTTGTTTCGGAATGAATGTTAAAGTCAACATGTAATGATAACTTTCCACCCGTTCTTGTCTTATGAGCACCGCCACCAGAGAAACCAGGGTCTCCCTTTAGTCCTTGTATTCCACTTAAGTCTTCAAGATATGATAGAAATAATTTAGAATTAAAATACTGAATAGTATTATGGACAGTAGGTATTCGGTACTGAAGTTGTTCTGTACTCTTGGCATCCCAAGGAGTAAACCATTTACTCACTTGATGTGGTGCCATATACGAATTGGAAGTATCTTCCGTGACCCAGTAGTCAGTTTCTTTTAATTCTTTGAAACACTGCATTGCTACAGTGTTATCAATGAAATTATCCAAGACTATATTAGGAAAAGGTTTAGACTTTGAGTAATTAAAGTTTAACTTCTTCCCTTGATCATAATCATTAAAAATCTGCATACTAGAAACCAAATTCCAATTTCGCAACGATATATTCTTTGACTAGTCCTGAACGAACTATGTCATCGATATCAAACTCTATTATATCAAAAGATGGCATTTTACGCAAGATGTTCATAAAGTCTACGATACCATTGCGATCATTTGTCTTCACCAAATCAGTCTGCCTTGCGTCACCACAGAAACATACTCTACTATTCTCTCCTACTCTTGTGATAATACTATCAAGTTCATGGAAGTTTAAGTTCTGAAACTCATCAACAATAACAATAGCATTGTCAAGTGTAGTACCTCTTAAGAATGAAGTACTCCAAAACTTAATTGTATCCTGTGACTTAAGGTTTCCATATAACATCTCAAAGTCTGCATCAGATGACAGTTGAAACATATACTTGACCATATGTTTGTAAGGTACTTGATATATGTCTGACTTATCTTCATAATCTCCAGGAAGAAATCCTATCTCTCTAGTAGCAAGAAGAGAACGAACAATGTATATTCTTTCATAAGGAGTCGTCTCATCTAGGACATCCTTAATAGCATTATACAAAGTAACAAAAGTTTTACCTGTTCCTGCTGCACCATAGGCAACAAGATGTTTACCTTCGTTATAGGAATTGAATAACGTCTTTTGATTCTCTGTTATGGGTTCGATATCGACAAGGTAACTAGCACCAAGAGGTTTCTTCCTCTTCATTTGTCTCGTCGTCAATCCAACCCCAATAGGTTGTTCTGCTTTCTTTTTTCTTGGCATTATATCTTTAGTTTATTTGCTCCAGGTTGTCGTGAGGCTCTGTCTAATACTTCATTCCATCCAGGTTTAGATTTAACCAACTTATCTTTCCATTCTCCTACTTCCCCTACACTAGGACATGTACTTGGGTCTGAAAAATCTCTACTCCAATCTGGATTATCTTCCTTCCAGTTATCCCAATCATGGACACTCATTATAACTTCTTTAGTCTCACCAGTTTCTTTGTTTCTAACAGGATATGTTGCCATAATAATTAAGTCATGTAAAAATATTTATGCCCACTCTAGGGCTTCTGATACTGCAGGGAACTGTTCTACGAAAATGTCCCTACATGCTTCTGCTATATCCATGTGCTCTTTCTGAGTACCGTGTGCAGAACGTAGATTGATATAGTGTATCCAAGAACGACATGAACCAGTCATATAGATTCTTGTAGGAGTACAGAGTGGTAGTACCATTCTAGCACACTCTTTAGCAACACCATCTTCTAGCATTTGATTATAAAGTGCCAAGGATGAATCAAATAGAGTATGCATCTGTCTGTTTAATACATCTACCATCTTAGGATCTAAATCATCAGTAGAATTCTGACGGTTCTTTGTATCCTGTCTACGTAGTTCTGGTAATTCAATCTTACCTAGAGCAGTACTAGCAGCATACCTCTGAGAGAACTCTTGGAATGTGAAACTCCTATGACG